TCAAAACAAAGGCTGGCATTCCGCCAGTCGAACAATGTGGAATTAAGTATAGTAGCTTCATATGCTAAAATTAAAATATAATTAGTACTTTTACAAAAAAATATAATACAATGGATAAATTAACAGACGACGAGTTAGAACGTTTTAGGGCAACTCATACAGAAATCAGAAATCTTCGCAATGCTTTAGCAGATGCAGAGATTGCAATTTACAATTCCAACATAGAAAAACAGTCAGTCCTAGCACAGTTAGATAGCGCAAGTGTTCAACACAATAGCGTTAAACAAGAACTACATACAAAGTATGGGGAAATTACGATTGATTTTGCTACAGGAAAAATCACAAAGAGAGATGGTAATTCGTAAGATATCAGTTGGTGCAGATTATAAAAATGCAATGAACTATATGCATAACCAAGCGGTTTTGCAAGGAAATTATAAGATACATTTAATTCGTCAGACTGAAGCAGGGGATATTGAAATATTCATTGAGTCTAACGATGAGGTGGTCTTATGGAAAAAGATTAATGGCAATATGCCATTCTTAATTGAATATAATATAGATTTCTAAAATGAAAAGCCCATTCTACTTTTTGGTAACACCAAAAGGGGGCAAGCGATATGATAATCAAAGAGGGGAACTGTATATTTCTACCTCTAAAGAAGATCATCGTGTAACGACAAGAGAAGCTGTTGTTATCTCAACCCCTATTAATTACACTGGTCCTATCGAACCTGGCGACACAATTGTGTGCCATCATAATACCTTCAGGTTGTACTATGATATGCGTGGTAGAGAGAAGTCTGCTTGGAATTACTTCCGAGATGACTTGTTCTTTATTGATGATCCATATGCGTACAAGAAGCCTAATGGCGAATGGAAGGGTGTAGGTAGATACCTATTCATCAAACCTATCAACAATGACTTTAAAGGTATTACATCTGCGGATGCAAGAAAGCCTCTTACAGGCACGATAAGATACACGAACGATGAGATAGTAGACTTAGGTGTAAAAGAGGGCGACACGGTCACGTTTGAGCCTGAGAGCGAGTATGAGTTCGACCTAGATGGGGAAATTATATATCGTGTATACACTAAGAACGTAACAATCAAATTAGATGAATAAAATAACAGAGTTAAAAAAACGTATTATTGACTCTGGGTATAAAGCCGTTGAGGAGTTGATAAAGGTTGCTGAGGAGAAGATTGTCACTCATATGGAGGACGATTTATCTGCAGATAAATTAAAGAACGCTGCGGCAGCAAAGAAACTTGCTATCATGGATGCTTTTGAGATTCTTAAAAGAGTTGAAGAAGAAAATAATATTATTGAGGGAGTAGTTGGAAACTCGGCACCTACTAACCGTGGGTTTGCAGAACAAAGAGCAAAAGGTAAATAATGGTAGTAGATAATTTCTTACCGAACGCTGACCATCATTTAAAGAATGTTTTAAGTGGTCAGTTCTATGATGTGGCAGATGGAGACAAAATATTCAAAGGCATACAACCTAGAGATGGAGATGAGGTAGCTCAGTTACTACTTAATATGTATCCTGATTACGAGATTGCTCATAACTTTATTCGCTTATCTCCTTATGGTCAAATAGAGCCAAACTTCATTCATACAGATGAGATGATGGGAGATCTGACTGCTATACTGTATCTAACAAAGAAGCCCCCTAAAGATGATGGTACTACTTTGTATGATGAGTCTTACAATAAAATACTAATTACCAACGCAAAGTTTAATAGACTATTTGTATTTGATTCTACAATTCCTCACTCAAGAAATATTTTTGATAACTATGGGCAAGGAGAATATTCCAGAATTATACAAGTTGCATTCTTAAAAAAGATATGAGTTTATTCTATATTGAAGATTCTAATGTTCCTGAGAAGATTCTTGCAAAAAGAAATGCAAAGAAGGATTGGGAATATGGATGGGACCCTGAGTGCGACTTTGTGGTCGTGTCAAAAGATGGCACGATTGGAGAGGTGTATAATATCAGCGGTCTAAGAATTGCTCTGCCACTAGCTCCTGATAAGGTTGACTATAATGGTAACAAGTGGAAAGCGACCGAGATACCTAAAGAATTATCTCGCATCAAGACTATCTTTGACTGGAACCGCCGTGACAATTCATTTAAGTCTCAATGGGTAGACTATATTGAGAAAGAGTTTGATAGGCGTGAACTTGGCTATTGGTTTATTAACAATGAACAAAAGACTTACATCACAGGTGCACATTATATGTATCTGCAGTGGTCGAAGACTGACGTAGGTCATCCTGACTTCCGTGAGTCAAATAGGATATTCTTTATATTTTGGGAGGCGTGTAAGGCTGATAGTAGATGCTTTGGTATGTGTTACCTTAAGAACCGTCGTTCAGGTTTCTCGTTTATGGCATCATCAGAAGCTGTAAATATTGCAACTTTAGCTAAGGATGCTCGTATAGGATTAACATCTAAGACTGGTCCCGATGCTAAGAAGATGTTTACCGATAAGGTAGTTCCGATTGCAAATAACTATCCATTCTTTTTTCAACCGGTGCGTGATGGTATGACAACTCCAAAGACGGAGCTTGCATTCCGCGTGCCTGCATCTAAGATTACTCGTAAGAATATGCACGAGGAGAACGAAGAAGAGATTGATGGACTAGATACAACTATTGACTGGCGTAACACAGCAGACAACTCTTATGATGGAGAAAAATTATTATATTTGGTTGAGGATGAGGCTGCTAAGCTAGAACGTCCTATGAATATAGAGAATGGTTGGCGCGTCAGAAAAACTTGTCTTCGTTTAGGTGCTAGGATTATTGGTAAGTGTATGATGGGATCAACATCTAATGCACTTGATAAAGGTGGTGAAAACTATAAACGTATTTATTATGATTCAAACGTTAAGAAAAGAAACCAGAATGGCCAGACTATTTCGGGTTTATATTCGCTCTTTATTCCGATGGAGTATAACTTTGAGGGATATATTGACGAGTACGGTCACGCAGTCTTAGAACGACCCGAGAAACCTGTGCGTTCAGCAGAGGGTACTTGGATAACACAAGGGGTAATTGAGTATTGGAATAATGAGGTTGCATCGTTAAAGGCTAACCCTGATGCACTAAATGAATTCTATCGCCAGTTCCCTAGAACAGAATCACATGCTTTCCGCGATGAGACTAAGTCATCTTTATTTAACTTGACTAAAATATATCAGCAGATAGACTACAATGATAGTTTAATCCAAGACCACGTTTTAACACGTGGATACTTTCACTGGGCAAATGGGGAAAAAGATACTAAAGTCATTTGGACCCCAGATAAGAATGGTCGTTTCTTGGTGTCTTGGATACCTGGACCCAACATCAACAATAATTATATTACTAAGAATGGTAATAGATATCCTGGTAACGAACACATAGGTGCGTTTGGCTGTGACCCATACGATATATCAGGTGCAACATTTGGTGGGTCAAACGGCTCACTACATGGATTGACTAAGTTTAATATGACAGGTGCTCCATCTAATACATTCTTTCTTGAATATATTGCTCGTCCACAAACAGCAGAGATATTCTTCGAAGAAGTACTAATGGCTTGCGTGTTCTATGGCATGCCTATTCTTTGTGAGAATAACAAAGCCCGCCTCCTATATCACTTTAAAAATAGAGGATATCGTGGGTTCTCGATGAACCGTCCTGATAAGCACGCACATAAATTGTCATTCACAGAAAGAGAGATTGGCGGTATACCGTCATCAAGTGAAGATATCAAGCAAGCACACGCTACAGCAATTGAGACATACATCGAGCGTTTTGTGGGATTAGATATGGAGGGTAACTACCGCCAACCTGATGAAATAGGCGACATGCCGTTTAATAAAACTCTTCAAGATTGGGCTAGATTTGATATAAACGATAGAACTAAATTTGATGCGTCAATTAGTTCTGGATATGCTATTATGGCAAATCAAAAGCACGTATATTTGCCTGAGAAAAAAGAGTCAAAAATAAGCATTAAATTTGCAACTTACGATAACACTGGTTCCTTCAGTAGAATTAATAAGATATGAACAAACCAACTGGAATATTAATGCCAGATACCCAATTCCCCTCTCAGTTAGCAACTGATGAACAGAAGGCATCTTGGGAGTATGGATTAAGAATTGGTCAAAGCATCTCATACGAATGGTTTGCTAAAACAGGCAATAGCTGCCGATACTATTCACAATGGATTGATTTTCACCGCACTAGACTTTATGCTCGTGGAGAACAACCTGTCGCTAAATATAAAAATCAGTTAGAAATTAATGGCGATATGTCGCACATTAACTTAGACTGGACACCCGTACCTATCATTCCTAAGTTTGTTGATATTGTTGTCAATGGTATGCACGACCGATTATTTGAGGTTAAAGCGTATGCACAAGATGCAATGTCAATGGATGACAGATTCGAATTTCAACAAATGGTTGAAAGGGATATGCTTGCAAAAGACATATTGGTTATGGGTAAGCAACAACTTGGAGTTGATGCATTTAACATACCTGAAGAAGAAGTTCCAGAAAATGATCAGGAACTATCTTTGTATATGCAACTTAAGTATAAGCCTGCTATTGAAATTGCCGAAGAAGAGGCGATTAATACCATCTTAGACTTAAATCATTATCAAGACGTTCGTAAAAGGGTTGACTACGACATCACAACAATTGGTATCGGAGTGGTAAAGCACTCATTTGTACCAGGAACAGGAGTTCGTGTGGAGTATGTTGACCCCGCTAATATTGTTTATAGTTACACCGAGTCTCCAACCTTTGAAGATTGTTTCTATTGGGGAGAAGTTAAGCAGGTACCAATTACTGAATTGATTAAGATTAAGCCAGACATTACAAAAGAAGAGTTGGCAGAGATTCAGCAATTAGGAACAGCGTGGTACAATTATTATGGAATTATGCGCCCTTATCGTAGTGACATCTTTAACAGAGACGTTGTTACTTTATTATACTTTAATTATAAAACAGACAAGACATTTGTTTACAAGAAAAAATATCTTGAGAACAATGGAGTTCGTGTAATCCAAAAAAATGAAAATTTCAACCCTCCTGAAGGAACTGAAGAAAGATTCGAGAGAATTGAGAAGAGAATTGACGTATGGTACGAAGGTATTATGGTACCTGGATCTCCTTATTTACTTAAGTGGGAGCTTGCTCGCAATATGGTTCGCCCTAAGTCTGCTTCTCAGTATGCGTTACCAAACTACATAGCTGTAGCGCCAAGAATGTATAAAGGCATTATCGAGTCTTTGACTCGTCGTATGATTCCTTTTGCTGACTTAATTCAGATGACTCACCTTAAATTACAACAGGTATTACAACGTGTTGTGCCAGATGGTGTGTTCATCGATGCTGATGGTATCAATGAGGTTGACTTAGGAACCGGTGGTGCTTATAATCCAGAAGATGCCCTTCGTTTGTATTTCCAAACGGGTAGTGTTATTGGACGTAGTATGACAACTGATGGCGATTTAAACCACGGACGTATACCTATTCAAGAACTCAATACAAATAGCGGTCAGGGTAAGATTACTGCATTAATTAATGCATATAATCAATACCTAAGCATGATCCGTGATGTAACAGGATTGAATGAAGCTCGTGATGCCTCTACTCCTAATCCTGATGCATTAGTTGGAGTACAGAAACTTGCTGCATTAAATTCAAATACAGCAACACGCCACATTTTAGAAGGAAGTTTATTTATTACTCGAAAACTATCTGAAGCATTATCACTTCGTGTTGCAGACGTATTAGAATACTCTGACTTTAAAGAAGAGTTTACAATGCAAATTGGTAAATACAATGTTGCGATTTTAGAAGAGATTAAAGACTTGTACTTACATGACTTTGGAATATTTATAGAAGTTGCTCCAGATGAAGAAGAAAAGGCTCAATTAGAAGCTAATATTCAAATGGCATTACAGCGCGACCAGATATCTCTTGAGGACGCTATTGATATTCGTCAAATGAAGAATATTAAAATTGCGAATGAGTTATTAAAACTTAAACGCAAGAACAAGCAGAAGAAGGATATGGAGAATGAGCAAGCAAAAATTCAAATGCAAACTCAAGGTAATATCCAATCATCTGAAGCAGCTGCTCAATTTAAATTACAAGCTATTCAAGCTGAAGCACAAGCTAAAGCAATGGTTGCTCAAAACCAAATGCAACTAGATGTTCAACGCATGCAAGCAGAGGCTCAAATTAAAGAACAATTAATGGGTGTTGAATTCCAATACAACATGCAATTAAAAGGCATGGAAGTTGATAAGATAAAACAACTTGACATGGATAAGGAAAAGGCAAAGGATGATCGCACAAAACTACAAGCAACTCAACAATCAAAACTAATTGAGCAACGTCAAAAAGACTTGCCTGCAATGAATTTTGAATCTGAGGAAGATTCATTAGATGGCTTCAGTTTAGAGCAATTTAATCCAAGATAATTTTTATTATTACTTTTGTGCAACTAAATTAAATTAAATGGATAATATTCAAGTAAAACTAGTAGACTTTGAAGAGAAGTCTGTGCAGGAAATTGAGCAAAAGTTGCTTGATGACCACGAACAAAAGATGGCTGAAGATGTGCCTCCTGTTGAGGAGCCACCTGTAGAAGAGCCACCCGTAGTAGAGTCGACACAATTAGCCGACAACGACGTTCTTTCATATTTGAAGACAAAATTCAACAAAGAAGTAAATTCTTTGGATGAATTGTTTACAGAAAAACCACAACAACAACAGGAGTTACTTCCTGAGGATGTAAATGCTTTCTTAAAATTCAAGAAAGAGACAGGACGTGGTTTAGAAGATTTCTATCGTGTTAACCAAGATTTTTCTAAGGTTAACCCAGAAAGACTTCTAGCTGATTATATGCGTGAGACTAATCCTGATTTTGATGATGAGGATATCGCATTCGAATACGAATCAAGATTTGGTTACGATGAAGATGAGGATGATGAAAAAGAAATCAAACGCAAAAAATTAGCACTTAAAAAAGAACTTGGCAAGGCGTCAAAGTACTTTGAAGAACAAAAGGAAAAATACAAAGCTCCCCTTGAGTCGAGGATGGAGTCTACTATTCCTGCTGAGGACAAAGAAGCTTTGGAATCTTACAAGCAATATATCAGCCAATCTGCTGCTATGCAGCAAGAACAGGCTAAAAAGTCGGAGTACTTTATTAATAAGACAAATGATTTATTCTCTGATGAATTCAAAGGTTTTGATTTCAAGATTGGAGATAAGGAAGTATCTTATAAACCAGGAACTCCAGAGCAGCTGAAAGCTCAACAAACAGACATTTCTAAATTCTTTAGCAATTTTGTTAATGAAGAAGGATACATTAAGGATGCTAAACAGTATCACAAAACAATTGCTGCGGCAATGAACCCAGATGCGATGGCTAAGTTTTTTTATGACTTAGGTAAAGCGGACGCAATCGATGATAGCGCACGTCAAAGCAAGAACATTGATATGAGCGTTAGAAATGCTCCACAAAATATCGAGAAAGGTGGGTTTAAAGTTACAGCGTTGGACAATGATCATGGTAGCAGACTTAAGATTAAATCATTTAAAAACTAAAACCAAAAAACAAAACAATGGCTGGATCAGTTCAAGCTACCCCGGGCTTTCAATTAGAGCCCTCAGCGGTAAAGGCAACATTGCCTACAAACTACATTACTAACTTCGATTTCTTAAACCAGTATCTTCCTGATACTTACGAGGCAGAATTCGAGCGTTATGGTAATCGCTCTATTGCATCTTTCTTACGTATGGTAGGTGCAGAATTACCTTCTAACTCTGACTTAATTAAATGGGCAGAGCAAGGTCGTTTACACACTAAGTATGTGAATGTTACTTCAGCAGGTGATGCTGGTGATGACACTGCAGTGTGGACTGTTAATGATGCAGATGTTACTGTTAACTTCCGTGTTAACCAAACTGTATTCTTATCAGCTAATGCTGGTTCTGCTTCAGACCGTGCTGTTATCACTGCAGTTGATACTGTAGCTAACACATTTACTGTTGCTTACTATGCTGCTTCAGGACAAGCAATCGCTACAGATACTGCTTCTACTGCTTTCGTTTATGGTTCTGAATTCACTAAGGGTTCATTAGGAATGGAAGGTTCTCTTGAGTCTCAAGATATTTTCTTCGAGAACAAGCCAATCATCATCAAGGATAAGTATGCTGTATCAGGTTCTGACATGGCTCAAATCGGTTGGGTTGAAGTAACTTCTGAGAATGGTGCTACTGGTTACTTATGGTACATCAAGTCTGAGCACGAGACTCGTTTACGTTTCGAGGATTACTTAGAGATGTCAATGGTTGAAGGTGTTCCTGCACAAGCTGGTTCAGCTGCTGCTACTTACTTAACAGTTGCTTCTTCTCAAGTACAACCTGGTGCTGCTGGTACTCAAGGTTTATTTGATGCTGTTGCTACTCGTGGTAACGTATGGGCTGGTGGTAACCCAACTACTTTGTCAGACTTCGATTCAATCATCCAACGTCTTGACAAGCAAGGAGCGATCCAAGAGAACGTATTATTCGTTAATCGTAAGTTCTCTTTCGATATCAACGATATGTTAGCTGCACAAAACTCTTACGGAGCAGGTGGTACTTCATATGGTTTATTCGATAACAATGAGAATATGGCGTTAAACTTAGGTTTCACAGGCTTTAAGCGTGGATACGATTTCTACAAGACTGACTGGAAATACTTAAATGATGCTACTACTCGTGGTGGAATCGTAGGTGGAGCTATCAACGGTATCTTGGTACCTGCAGGTTCTACTAACGTATACGATCAAATCTTAGGAAAGAATGCTAAGCGTCCGTTCTTACACGTTCGTTACCGTGCTTCTGAAACTGAAGATCGTCGTTACAAAACTTGGATCACTGGTTCTGCTGGTGGTGCTCAAACAAGTTCATTAGATGCAATGGAGGTTAACTTCTTATCTGAGCGTGCTTTATGTACACTTGGTGCGAATAACTTCTTCTTGTTCGAGAACTAGTAAACTTAGGGGGAGACTACGGTCTCCCCTTATTTAATTTTGTTTAAAATTTAAAATCAAATACAATGTCAACTACAGAATTCAAGGACAAGGTCTATGTCCTTAAAAGAAAAACATTCCCTATCTCGTTTATGATTTCTGGTAGAAATACCAATCGTAAGCCTTTGCTTTATTTTGATGAGAAAGCCGGCGTTAACCGTGCATTACGTTATGCAGTTAACCAAAAGTCCCCATTTGAAGATGAGCAAGATGGAAACTTCATCTTAGAACCAATCATCTTTGAAGATGGTTTATTAGCAGTTCCAAGACACAATCAAGTGTTACAATTATTCTTAAAATACCATCCAGAAAATGGAACGTTATTTGAGGAAGTTGATACACAAAGAGAAGCAACTAATCAGATTGATTCATTGAACATTCAATTAGATGCTCAAATTGCTGCACGTGAATTAGATATTAATACAGCAGATGCATTAGGTCGCGTATTGTTGGGTACTCGTGTAGATAGATTGTCTAGTGAAGAACTTAAGCGTGACTTAATTCTTTATGCTCGTAATCATCCACGTGATTTCTTAAACATGTTAAATGATCCTGAGCTTAAGCTTAATGATATTGCGGCAAAAGCATTACAAGATGGAACGTTTGTATTAAAGAATAAGAAACGTGATATCTTCTTTAACTTGCCTGACAATAAGAATAAGTTGATGGGTGTACCATTTGGAGAGGATCCATTAAAGCTCTTAGCATCTTACTTGCAGAGCAATGATGGTCTCGACATTTATGAGACGTTAGTCAAAAAATATCGTTAAATTAAGGGGGCACATCTAGTGCCCTTTTTTTATTATCTTTGTCATTATGATAAATTCCGTACGAAATACTGTCCTAAATATTATCAATAAGGATAATAATGGGTTTATTACACCAGAAGAGTTCAACAGCTTTGCTAAGCAAGCTCAGTTGGAACTATTTCAACAATATTTCTATGACTTTCAGAAAGCTAAACTTAGCGATATGAAAGGATTAGAGACTAGTGGATATTCTGATATCACAAAGCAATTAGATCAAACCATTGACTTCTTTTCTAAGAATGAAGATTTGGTTTACAATAATACATCAGGTCAATTTGATTTGCCTGCAAATTTCTTTTTATTAAATGTATTGTACTATAATGGTAAAGAGGTTACTCATGTGGACCAAGGTAAATTATATTATTTGCTTAATTCCAATTTAACAGCACCAACAGAAACATACCCTACGTATGTAATGCAAGGAAATCAAATAGCTGTTTATCCTAATACTATTACAGATAATATTAATATCTACTACGTTAGATATCCACAAGACCCTAAATGGACTTATACCGTTGTTAATGGTAGTCCATTGTTTAACCAGTCAGCTAATGACTATCAAGATTTTGAATTAGCTATATCTGACTTTCCAAAATTAGTAGTTAAAATTTGTGAATACGCTGGAGTTAGCATTAGAGAAATGGATGTAACATCAGCCGCATGTTCAGAGGAAGCATACACTGATCAAATGCAACAATAATGAATCAGGAAAAATATTACACTAATGATGGGTTAACCCCCACAGATGCCAATTGGGGCTCATATCAAAACGTAACATTAGGAGATGTTGTAAACAACTTTATCTTAATGTATACTGACGATGGTGATTTGTTGAATAACATCAACAGATATAAAGTATTGTTTCACGCTAAGAGAGCTGTGCAGGAGCTGAATTACGATGGTAATCGCCAAATTAATGCATTGCAACTAGATGTGGGCCACGATCTAAAGTTTATTCTTCCTCCGGATTATGTAAACTATGTTCGTGTTTCTTTGTTCTATGGTGGATTACTATACCCAATGTCTGAAAACGTTCAGGCTAATAGTTCTACAGAATTCTTACAAGATGATCAATTTCAAATTTTATTTGATGATCAAGGAAATGCTTTACAGGGTACATCTAAGTTAGACTTATCTCGTATAGATGGAGAGAATTACATGTTATGTCCATTTAATAATCAATGGGGATGGTATGTAGATGGTTTGTGGTATTTCTCATATGGTTACGGTGCTCGCTATGGCCTTAATACAGAGGTGGCTAATGTTAACCCTACATTTAGAGTAGATAAGGCCGCAGGTGTTATTAATTTTAGTTCAGGCGTATTTGGTCGTTCAGTTGTATTGGAGTATATTTCTGATGGATTGTATCCAGGTGACGACAATCAAATTACTATTAATAAGCTGGCAGAAGAATATATCTACTCATATATTAAGTGGGCTATTTTAAATACAAAGGCAAATCAGCCTGAGTATGTTATTTCAAGAGCTCGTAAAGAGAAAGTTTCTAATTGGAGAAACGCAAAGATTAGATTAAGTAATTTACACCCAGGTCGCTTGT